TTGTCGTTTGTGCTTCATCTCGAACAAAACTTAAAACTTCATTGAAATAATATGGTTTACATCGTCCTACTCGTGCAATTTTTGAGATAGCCTCAAATATTGAACTTGAACTATCAAAAATACCGTCAAACGTATCACCTCGACTTGTCCAGATTGAATCAAGACTCAATAATTTTGTTAAATCTAAGTCTAAATAACTTCGATTCCCTCCATAGTATGACATCCATACATCCGCCAAAGCCCAAGCAATAGACCTTGTTGCTGTTGGTGCTGACCACGTTGTCCCGTTATATATATTTAATTTTCTAGTCGTGATGACTGATAAGTCATTCAATTCAAAATTGTTTTCTTCGTTAGTGTTTGTAATTTCAACACTTAGGAGGCTTTTATCTCCGTAAAATTTTATGTTTGGATATTTTATTTTTATTCGTTTAATTTTAACTTGATCTGAAATCTCATTCCAAAATCCTGCTAGTCCTTTATCGTTATATAAAATACATTTATATGTTGAATAAATATTAGTTTCGTAAGTTCCATTTTTGAAAATTGATTTAGTGTTATAAATATTTGGTGTATATTTTTTTTTGGTGTGGAATTCGTCTATTGAATAAATTTTAGATACTGAATCAATCCATTTACCATATAATCCAGTTATTGGCTGGTACATATAATTTTTTTCTTGTACAAAATTGTTAACATAAATAAGCCCTGTTCGTGAACTTGTAAATGTTACTATTCCATTTACATAATCGATTGAACTTATTTCATTTTCGGGAATAACATTATATGTGCCTGTGTATTCGGTGAAATAAAAATCGTTTCCAAAACTTAAATTATTAAATGAAGGGAATTTTATTAAGCTTAAATCGTTGTTATTCAACCAATTTCTTTCACTTATCGAGGCTTGATATTGATTATTACCAATGTTGCTCAATTCTTTTTGATACGTTAATTGATAATGTGTATTTATTTCTGCTCCACTTGAATCAATTGGAACTAAATATCCTCCTGCATTGAGAAAAGGATTAAAATCGGTATATATTGTGCCGTCTCTATTATATACACCTAATAATTGTGGTATATGCATATCTATTTCTATATTAAAATCATCATTATAGAAATTATCTATAATAAAAGTTTTAGTAAAGGTGTTTTTTACAAAATAAGGTAATGCAATATCATTACCGCTAGAATCTTTAATATGATAAAATGGATTAGTTTCAATATCGCTAGTTTTCCATATTGAAACGTTTTGCAATGTTGCCCCTGAACTTGCCCAAGCTGTAACATCTTTAAGCGTGATTACCGATTGAACGGTATTAACACCATCTTGTACAGTATCTATTTCATACACACCGTTATAATCTGTGTTTGTCTCATGAAATATTCTTATCTCGTCATCTTCTGCAAAATTTTTAGTTGCATAATATTCTTTGAAATTTAGCGGTGTTGCTGTATTAAATGTAATTGTTTTAGCTGATTTATCAAATACGACATCGGAAGGATCATATATTTGTGATCTGCTCCCTGAATTGAGATTTACATTTTGTATTTCTTTTAATGTCAAAACATTATCGTCAAACCTTGTAAAACTAGCGTTCGGTGTATGTAATACAGTTGATACATCTGTATTGTTTAATACACTTGTTTTCCCAAAAAAAATGTCATTTAATTCATGCTCACCATGACCCAAACATAACAAATATCTTACAACTGCTGTATTATTTTCATGTCTTATATATGGGGAAGAGGCTAAATCGGGATACCATTTAATTTTTCCGTACTGGTTAGGGATAGTTTCGCCTAATCTCGCAATATTTGAACTCAATCTAGGATCATAATTTTTAGATTTTTTTTGGTCTATATTATATAAATTTTCGGGTAAATCTAATTCTGGTGCTTGTGCTGGTGAAAAAAAATTGACTACTGCCCCTATTGCCTTTGTTCCGATATCGCCTTCCAATTCAATAAAAATATTACAAGTATCATTACCGCTTAATACATAATCATAATTTTCTTTATCTACGATTGTTCCGTTTAACGTGATTTTTAATTTTTTATTTACATAATTTTTACCAAAAAAAGTTAACAAAAATGTATCTATTTTAATACTATTTTTAAATTGATAATGACTTTTGACATCTGTATCAAAAGGATTTTCAAAAACATTAATTAATATATTTTCTGACATCTGTAAAATTCCATTTTTTTGTATCCGTTCATTTTTAATCGGTTTATGTCATTATACAACAAACCTATCTTATTTATAAAATGATAACATCCGTTATCTAACCATATCCCAACATGGTGCATTTTATTATTTTTTGAAAGCAATACAATACAATTATCTTCTGGAACGTTTATTTTTTTCCAACATTCAACGTTTTCTTTTTCGTTTTGTATCACATGAACAATAGATTTATATTTTTCTACGTTTACATAATCAATTTTAAAATCAAAATTAAATTTTTTTTTATAAAACTTTTTTACAAAATCAAAACAATTATTGCAATTTAAAAAATAATTATCAAATAAATTAATATTTTTCATTGACTAATAATCAAATTCTGAAATGTATTATCATATTTTACATTGGGAAATTTTGCGTTATTTAAGTTTAAAAAAACGGCTTGTCCTGATATAGAATAATTATCTACACTCACATTTTTAAGAAATAACTTGGTAGGGTCTGCCTGTGGTGTTGTCGTATCACTAGCTAAATATACTCTATATATCAACTCAATAGGATTATTATTATCATCTAATGACGTGTTTTCAAGCATATCAACAAGGGTAGTATTAACTGCGTCTATGTTAATATTAATATATTGATTACCTTGTGAATTTTTTGAAGGTCCATCAATATTAAAACTATATTTCTGAAATGTTGTTAAAGGTCCACTATTTTCAAGATTAGCAACAAAATCTTCGTTATTTTGAACGATATAATGTGGGCTTGAAAAAGTAGTATGATTAAATTGCAACGTATGCAATATAATATCATTACCTGAACTTACATAATTTTCTTTCAGAGTTTCCGTTGTCATAACTTTTTTATTAGCCTAAGTTTATTTTGCCAGTTGGATTTACCATTTTATGCAATTCTTGAATTGCTTTTAATAGTAAAGGAATCATTTCTACATATGATAATGTCAATGTTCCATCGCTTCTTTTTTGCACTAAACTTGGAAATATTTTTTCAACATCTTGAGCAATAAAACCAAAATAGTCTTTTGTATCACTTTCATTTTTAAAATTAAATTTTTTACTTTCTAATTTCAACAATTTTGCAAAAATGTCATCTGAACATTTTTTTATATTTTTTTTTAGATTTTTGTCTGAAGTTGAAACCAAACTACCTGAATAACCTATTGAGCCTGAAACATCTAATGCGTATGAAGGACTATTCAAATTTACCCCCACTCGTTGCTCTTGGCGTACAACCAAAACTGGACTACTCCACGTTGTGCCACCTACTGAGCTACTCGGTGATATTTCAAGCCCATTACCAACTTGATCCTGTGTACTAATTAACCAATTATAATGGGTGCTTTGAGCTTCGGAATGTAAAAATAAACCAGTATTTTCATTTTTGCCAAACTTAGCACTTGCAGTTGTTGAACCACTTGTAACATCAAATTTAGTCATTGGGGACGCATTTCCAATACCTACATATCCGTTTCCATTTATTGAGATATGAGGAATAGTAGAGTTTTGGTGGTTAGCATTAAACTCAAGTCTATTGTCTGTTACTGCACCCCCAGCCCCAGCGTTGAAGTAGATAGCTCCCTTGTTTCCTGTTGAACCATCACTTGAAACTGCCTCAAAAGCTATACATGCGGACTCTCCATAACTCGTGTTTTTAACTAAAAATTGTGATGTCCCGTTAGCTAGTGTATATGCACTTTCAATATGCAATTTTGAGCTTGGACTTGATGTTCCAATTCCTACACTTTCCAAGGCTGTCGTTCCTGACGCTGTCAAATTAGAATTACCTATGTCAATATTTCCAAACGTATTTGTAATTGAACCAGCACTCAAAGCTCCTACGCCTGTAATATTAGTTTGACTTGCTGTTAATATCGTACCTGTAAAATTTCCTGTTACATCTCCTGCTAAATTTGCTATTACTGTATTAAAAATAGCATTACCAGCACTACCACTAATTACTTCACTTCCATTTGTTGCATTTGGCACAAAAGTAAAAGCATTAGCCGATCTATCCCATCCAAAAAATCCAAGTTTTTCACTTGTGTCATAGTATTTAAATTCTATGCCCCTATCTTTTCCATCATTAACCGTTTGTGTGTCTTTTGATAATGTGATTATTGGGTCGGATAACATAGTAACGGTTGAATCAACTTGTGTCGTTGTTCCATTCACAACTAAATCGCCTGTAACAGTTAAGTCATTTAATAATGTTACTGCGTTGGTAGGGTCTATTTGATACGCACCCCAATATCCCGAACTCAAATCTGTTGAAAATGTTCCGGACGTATGAGCAATCACACAAATATAAACAACTGAATTTTCGACAACAATATCTTTTTGTGCGTATGTTGTCGCTGTTGACCAGTTACCCCTTGGATTAACTGCTGTTAATTCAGATATCACACCAGTTAATGATTTAACTGTTCCGTCATCTAGTGTAACCGTGTCATTCACACCACCATTTACAAAACTATCTAGTCTACTTGTGTTAGTAGTAAACTTATCTATTTGAACTTGTGTCGGATTAGCCATTTTTTTAACTCCTTATTTATAAATTTTCAAAAGCGTTGTATAACGTCTCATTTACAGCAACATCAATTTTATCTAAATAATTTGACGCTGTCTCAAAACCTCTTACGCCCCCACCTAATGACGCTATTAAGCCTAACATGACAGTATCATAATTAATGCCTGTGTTAAGCTCGTTACCTTCACATTTACATGTAACAGTGCAAAATTTACCGTTCCATGTATAATTCGGATTTTCGATAAATCTTATTTCATGTGATGATTGAATACTGTCGCCAACTGGCATATTCATGTTAAACCAGTTAAGCCCATAATCTAACTCAAATTTAAAAAAAGCTTGAAAATATGATAAGCTATCTTCATCTAAGATTAATTGAAAATCAAAATTTACTGGTACTTTTGTAAATCGTTTTCTCGCAACTGTAAACCCTGAATCCATTTTAGTGCGTATCAATCTAGCTTCTTCTTGATGTCTTGCATTGCTTACAAGGGGGGAAGGTAAAACAGAATGTGGATAATTTATACTTGTCATGCAAAAGCCCCTTGCCTTGATAATCTATAAGTATTCTCTATCGTTCTAGCCAATGTGCTATCGCCTTGATTGATACCACTTACAATATTATTTTCAATAGTTTTTAAAAAAATATCAATATCAAGATTCCCGTTATTTTCGTTAGACTGAACTGTCGCTGTTTGGTTTTGGGCGTTATGAACTGTAACATTTATTTTTGGTGAATAATTATTATTCATTAACCCTAGTTGATTATTAGGAGTTATATGTCCACCCCTACTGCCTAACTGTAATAACTCTGGTCCATTCTCACCCACTAAATAATTTCCGCCACCAAAAACATCACCGCCTAATGCCCTTGGCGTGAATTGTTGTTTAGATACACCTGCAATTTGACTTGCCATGAAAGCCCCTGCTGTTGCCCCAAAAATACCCCCTACTAATGGTCCACCTATTCCTGTTCCAAAAGTATAAGCATTACCGATCGCTGTCGGTGTTTTCATCGCTAATTGTGCCATACTTAATGCTTTATTGATTTCAAAAGCCTGTTTTGAGTATTGGGAACTTTGAGAAATTAAAGCTCTAAAACTGTTACCTGCATTTTGTATTTCTTCTGCACTTGCTCGTCTATTTTCTTTACCTTCTGAAATTAAAAAACTTTTTTTAACATTGGCTTTATATTCTGCCCATTTAAGAGCAACAAACGATTTTTCTTGTTCAATTTCATTCAATTTTTCTTTTTGTTTTTGTGCTTGTTCCAACTCTTTAGCGTGATATTCACTTTGTAAATTTTGTATTTCATCTAAAAAGCCTTTTGTGAAATCAAGTTTTTTCAAATCTATTGAATTAGTTAATGTTTCTGAAATAGTTTTACCTAAATTTTCAAAGGTTTCTTTTACTTTGTCGTTTTCAGTTTCAACTTTTAAAGCGTCTTGATAGGCTTGTTTTATCCCTAATAATTCATCTTTAGCACCTGAAAAATCAAAATTAAATAATTTTTCTAAGGCTGTAAATAATTTTTGTGACGCTTGGGAAGCCGCTAAAATTTCCTTATAAAATGTTATCACTGAAGTTGCCAACAATAAAAACGGATTAGCTTTATTTATTAATAACATAAGCCCCCTAGTAACCGATAAAGCAACATTTACAGCTAAAATTGAACCATACAAACCAGCAAACGTAACAATAAATTGTTTTAATTTTACGTTTTCGTCCATAAATTTTTTAGATTGCTGATACATTGCTTCAAAAATAAAAGGTAGTTTTTGAGCTTGTTCACCTGCTTTTTGTAAAATACCGCCTAATTTAAGAGTTATACTATTAGTTTCATCAATTTGTGTTAATGCAAGATTAATACCTAATTGAAGTCTTTGGAATCCCCTACTTAACCTCATAGGCATTTGTTCCGCTTGTTTTGTTATTGCTTCCGATTGAGATATTAAAGCGTCAAAAACGTCTTTACTTAATAACTCCCCTTCTCTTTTCATTTGTATAAGTTGTGCCGTAGTAATCCCCATGCCTTCGGCAATGTAATTAAGTGTTAAAGGAACATTTTCTATAACACTATTAAATTCCTCAGCTTGAAATTTACCACTCGTCAAACCTTGCGATAATTGCAACGTAGCGTTTTTCATTTGATCTACACTTGCACCAGAAATCAAACCTAATTCTGAAAAACTTTTGGTTAATGTTAAAAGCTGGGCGTCTGTAGCACTTAAAGTTTCTTTTGCAAAAATAAACCGTTGAAAACTTGACGCTAATGTATCAATTGATGAACCTGTCGTTGCTGATATTTTAGATAATTGCTTAAAAATATACTCTGCTTTTTCTGTTTCGCCTACAACTGCATTAAGCCTATCTTTTAACATCCCCATAGAATCCGCTAACATTAAACCTCGTCTTGCCGTCTCAAGCGTTACAACTGTTGCAAGTGTTGACGCTAATTTTGTAGCTACTGAATTAACCGAATTAAAACTTTTTTGTGTATTGTTTTGGAATTGTTGAACATCTTTAGTAGCGTTTCTTAATCCTGTTGTCTTAACGCCTAATTGATAAAAAACTGTACCTAAATTTAAACTCATTTAATGTTATTTCCTATTTTGTTGTTCATAATGTTTTTCTTGCTTTTTCATTATAACATGTTTTACTTCAAAATAGGCTAACCATTGTACAAATTCGTTATACGGTATATTTTCAATTTCTTCAATTGTTTTTGAAAGTTTTTCGGCTAATTCAAATTTAAGATATTCTCTAGTTACCTGAATATCTAACTCTTTACCGTTTGGACTGATTGTTAATTTGAATTTTTTTTTGCTTCGTCTAAATTTAAATTAGAAAGCTCATTAAATGCTAAAAATAATTCGTCTGTATATCCCCCTGCAACATCATTAGACAACACATCAAAATCAGAATCTTCAAATACTTTTTCATTAGTGTTTGGAACATAACAAGATAATATAATCCCTAATACCTGCAATTTTAACGGATTCGGTAACTGTGTTTTTTCGTCAAGACAATTTGAATAATAATCTGTTTTTTCTTTAAGTGTTAATTGCCTAACCTCAATTTCAACACCATTATATTTAACTATTTTTGAATTAAATTGTGTTTTATTTCCAAGTGTGGCTGATCTTATTTTATCTCTTAAAGTCATAACTTAAACCCCTTTATTTTTTTTTAGTATTATATACTATTCTCTTGAAAATGTCTTTAAAATATTTTTGTTGTCTGTAATTT